TGCTGGGAGGCTAATAGATGCCCCTACTATACAGCAAGAAACAACGCTCTATTATCACCGTTCTCTGTACTCAACTATAAAATGTTTCTCGCACTACCAGGTCATGTAAAGAGAAAGAATTTTATTGTCTGTGATGAAGCATCGGAGCTAGAGGACGAGTTAATACGTCAATTTTCCGCTGAAATATCATACGAAAAATTAACACATTACAATATACCGCATACCACACTTGTTACAGATAGTAAGGAACGAGCTTTGATCTGGCTAAATGATTTGCTTGATCCTATTTCTACAGAAATATCTAGATTTGCTGACAAGGCATCAAATAAGAGTAAAAATCTTTTTACACAATCCGAAAAAATAAAATACCAGTTCCTTAAAAATCTACATCGATCCCTTAGTGTTATTGCTACCCATTGGAATGAATGTGATTATGTTGTAGATATAGATTCTAAGAGAGTCATTTTAACCCCACTTAAAGCAAATACATTATCGAAGTATATCTTTGATTATGGCGATAAAATCGTATTGCTTTCTGCTACAATTATTGACCATAAGCATTTTGCACAATCACTCGGTATAAAAGATTATGAATACATTGAAGTCGAGAGTGTGTTCGATTCAAGCAAGTCGCCTATTTATATCTCAAGCAAATACAAGCCTAATTATAAAAATCTCAAAAACGTACTACCCGGTATTTGTGAACAGATAAAGTTGATTATGAACCATCATCATAGCGAAAAAGGTATCATACATACACACTCAAATGACATTACATCCTTTGTTAAGGACAGGCTTTCATCAACTGGTAGACTTCTGTGCCGTGATACGAATAACACAAATGAAGATATTCTTAAATTACATAGCGAGACAAATGACCCTACGGTCTTAGCCTCACCGTCTCTTGTTTACGGTATCGATCTCAAGGACAGTTTAGCGAGATTTCAAATTATCGTCAAGCTACCGTTCTTACCACTTTCATCAAAGCGTATTAAAAAATTATTTGAGCTCGATAAGGAGTGGTATGAAAATAAGATGCTTAACGCTATAGTACAGGCATCAGGAAGAGCTACGAGAGGTATAAATGATTATTCTACAACATATATTCTCGACGGAAATTTTATTAATGTTGTACATCGCGCTAAAAACAAATTACCAAAACATTTTATTGAGCGCATTCATTAATTAAATAATTTAGTTAAAGAGGAGAAAGTGTTATAAAAGCAGAAACGTTCCATTTTGAAATTAAGGATCTTATAACGCAGTTTATAACTGCGTTTGATAATATTGTTATTAAGCGATATAACAATCAACGTGTACCGCAGAGTAAAGTACAGGTTAGGTACGTGTATTCACCAAAACAACGTGTGTTATATGATCTGGTAAACTATGCGCAGAATATAACCTTGCCTGTTGTATCTGTTAGTATAGCTAGCATTAGCCGTGATGAAAGTCGTGTCTTTAATAAAATTAACGGATTTTATATTAGCAATGGTAAAAGCGATATAGATAAAACTCAAACGACAACACATTACCGTAGCCCTGTCCCTGTTAATATTACCGTAAACATGTCAATCTTAACAAAATTTCAGAGTGACATGGATCAAATTCTTTCAAATTTCATCCCATATAATAACCCATATATTATACTTTCATGGAAAGTACCTGAAGATTTATCTATGTCAGGGTTTGCTGTACCGCAGGAAATTCGGAGTGAAGTTCTTTGGAGCGGTAGCGTCAACATGTCATACCCTACAGATATTGCAGCTACTGATAAATACAAAATCACCGGTGATACTTCATTTACTATAAAAGGATGGCTGTTTCCAGCAGAGCGTGACCCTGTCGGTAATATTTTTTATATTAAAGAAAATTTCTATAATACACAATTGATAACATCGGTAGCAGAATTAACAGCAGCTGAGTTTAGTTACCCGAGTAATACAAATCTTACTACAGAGGTCGAAAGTATATCATCGTATGGTTACCCTCAAATCACGAACTCTACCACATTTACTACATCAAATGCGTTAACTGATACGTATTTATAATGGTATTATGCTAAATACTAATTAAGTAACTGTGATATATTATGGTTGATTCAAATAGAGAAAGTACGTTCGGCAGAGGGTTGATGAAATACGTTTCATCAAAACTGCCCTACCAGTCGTATGATGTTAACGATAAAATTAACAGTTTAAATCCAAAATATGAACTTTTCTTCAACCGTGGATCTGATAGAGTTGGTGCACTAACGAGACAATCTGTCTCATCATCTATATCTTTCTCTGATGATCAGTATGCGAGCATATTACAGAACAAGGATTATCATGACTTCATGTACGCAAACATCCAGCCTGACAAGGGTAGGAGGCTTTCAGATTACCGCGTCATGGCTGCGTATTCAGAAGTTGCAGATGCATTGGATGAGATTTGCGATGAGTTTATAAACAAAGACGATAATGGTGAAATCGCAAAACTTAATTTTATTGATGCAGGTTTATCTGATTCGCAAAAAAATACGATAAAAAAAGAATTTCAAAAATATATTGGGTATTTTGATTTAGAGCATAAGGGATGGGAGTACATACGACAACTTCTTGTTGATGCAGAAATTTTTTGGGAACATATAATACACAAGAAATATCCCAAAGAAGGTATTTTAGGAGTTGTATCTATACCTTCTGATGTGATAGATCCTGTATATGAAAATGTACAGAATATGATTGTAAAAGGGTTTTTGTTACGTAAGCCCATTTACGATCCGAAGAATCCCGGTAAGATAGCTCGTACGGAGCTTATACCGATGGATATTAATCAGGTAACGTATATAAATTCCGGTATATGGAACGAGAATAAAAACATACGCCTACCGTTTATAGAAAATGCACGTAGAGCGTATAGACAATTGAGCTTAATTGAAGATGCGATAGTTATATATCGTCTTGTACGTGCACCGGAGAGATTAGTGTTTAACGTCGATGTCGGTAATATGGCCCCACCAAAAGCTGAGGCATATCTACGCAAGCTAATGACAAACTACTGGTCAAAGCGAACTTATGATGCTGACCAGGGAGCTACAGTACAAAAATTTAACCCACAATCCATGTTGGATAGCTTCTGGTTTGCAAAGAGAGCAGGCTCAGAGGGTACATCTGTAACTCAACTTGCTGGTGGTGCGAATCTCGGTGAATTAACAGATTTACTTTATTTTGTCAAGAAGCTATATAAATCCCTCAAAGTACCATCAACCCGTTTAAACCCCGATGATCCATATAAAGACGGGGCTGATATCTTACGAGAAGAGTTAAAATTTGCTCGCTTCGTAATTCGTCAACAGCAAAGATTTGCTTCTGGTTTAAAGAATGGGTTCATAACACATCTCAAGCTTAAAGGCATTTATGAAGAGATGCGTTTAAGGGATACACATCTCGATATTACTTTTAATGTACCAACGAATTTTTACGAATTAAGAGAGAATCAAAAATTCCAACTTAAAGCTGAAAACTTTAATAATATTACACAAAGTGACTTTGTATCAAAAACATACGCACAAAAACGATACCTCGGCTGGTCAGACTCTGATATTATGGCTAATAGAGAGTTCCTTAGAAAGGATAGAGAGCTTATGTGGGAGCTTGATCAAATCACAAACAGTGGACCTGATTGGCGTGAAGCAGGTGATTTAACAGGCGGTGCTGCAGGCGGTGAAGGTGTAGGCGGTAGCACGCCTGCTGGTACACCGCCAGCCTTTGGACCCGCTCCTACAGGCGGAGCGGAAGAGCCGCCACCAGAAGCAGAGGCCCCTGTAGGAGCGGAAGCAGGTGCAGCTGCGCCTGGGGCTGAGGCACCTGCTGCTTAATAAATAACAGTATGGACTGCTCCGCTGTAACACCTGTATCTGCTTTTCAGAGCACAAATCTCTCGAGTAAAATCGATTCTTTTAGTAGACTAGGTGACCGTATTTCTCGCTCTCTTGGTGCGCCAATGGTAAATGTTGAAATTCATCGTGACCAGCTTTTTGAAAATATAGCTCAAGCTTGTGAATTGTATACATCATTTGCCGGGTATACAGAAGAATATCTTGTATTTGATTCAAACTTGTACATAGATGGTGTCGGTATAAAGCTTGATGATCTCTTCAGTATTACACCTTACTTTAAGCGAATCGATAAACCAACACAAACTGTTTATGCAGTTACATCTGCTATTCCAGGTTCAGTGTTTAGTACATCAACTACCCTCTCTGGTGTTTATCCAAACGGCTTGTTCATTAATCAGCTCCTAACAACTACAGATTATTTGAGCGTAATGAATTTTAATAGTACACTTCTACAGTATCTTACACCCTCAAGTAACAGCCAAGAACAATATATCAATAGCTTTGATTACGATGCAATGGAGTATAGAAAGGTTATTGATATCTTTGATTTCGAAGAAGGATCCTCAACAGGCATTAACACACTCTTTACAATCGAGCAAACTTTAGCACAGCAAACATATTTTAGTTATGCTATGGGTAATTACGGGTTTGACCTTATTAGTTGGTATACACTGAAAAATTGGCTTGAGGTCAGAGAAAAAATGCTTGCAATAAGACGCCATTTTACGTTCGACCCGCGTACGCAACTTTTAACGTTCTATCCTCCACCGCGTACGCCTGGTTCTGGTAGTAGATTCTACGGTACTGTAGCATGTTATGTTGAAAGACCGTTACGTGACATTATTAAAGAACCTTGGGTGTTTCAATATGCTCTTGCCTTGAGTAAGATATCACTTGGTAATAACCGCGGTAAGTACACAGGCACAGCACTCTTCGGTGGTGGTTCGATTAATTTTAACGATATATTATCTCAAGGTCTTGAAGAAAAGAAAACACTTGAGGAAAGGCTCTACACAGGTGCTGCTCCTGGTCTCGGTAACACATCACCTGCTATGTTCTTCGTTGGATAATATTTGTTCCCACCTCTAAAAAAGTTTACTTCCCAACATAAATATATGTATGAAAGTAAAATGTGCGATGTGTCAGGTAGAATTAAAAAACATTAGTGGCTTATCACATCACATACGTAATAAACACTCTCTGAACTCAAAGCAGTATTACGATCAATTCATTAAGACAAATAATGCAGGTTCTTGTGTTATTTGTAATAAACCAACATCGTGGAAGAGTCTGAGCGATGGTTATAAAACGACGTGTTCACATAGCTGTGGTGGAGTATTGCATCGACAACATTTAAAATTAGATGTGATAAAATACAAAAAATTTACTGACACTGTTGCAAAGAATACTAAAAACATATGGTCGTTAAGAGAAGGTAATGAGCAAAAACAACAAATTTCTAATAAAATAAGCAAAACGTTAAAGAAGCGAGCTAATAAAATGACCACCGAACAAAGACGTAAAACATTTGGATGGCTTAACAAATACACAGGTGTCGACAGACAGAGAGAAATAGACAAACTACTTAAAACAGGTATACATGCATGGTGGAAGAATTGTACGCAAGAGCAACGAGAATATGTTCATCTGACAAGACGTGGTGAATACAGACATTGGCTACAGAAAAACAAAACCACACTTACAGCTCATGAACACACA